AGCCTCGGGCCAAACCAGACCTACATGTTCTGGGGGCACAGCACCAAAGGTTAGTCCATTGCTCATACCGGCATCATGCCCCCAGCTGCGACAGCTTTGGGTTGTTCCATTTTACCCGTGCGGGCTTCTCGAACACGACCCATCATGCGATCCAACTCTGCAGCGCCTGCGTCTGTGGAGCCGTTGCCGAGACCGCTCACAACGTCAGCGGGGATGACGAACTCACCATCGCTGAGTAGAACATCGGAACTACCGTCGTCCATTCTTGCGGGGATCATGTCAGACATGCCATCGCCGGGCCCACGAACTGCGCCAGCGCCGCCCTGTGGCGCGCGACCAGATTGTACATCGTCGACCAACTTGCGTAGCGCTTCTTCCCCGTAGGTTTGCACGAAGGCTGCGAGAATCGGAGCAGCCTGCTCTTCAGGTATCTGGCCTTGGACCGCGGCAATGGTGCCCTCGACGATCGCTTTCTCGTTCATGGGTGGTGCCGCTTGTGGTGCTGCTGCAGCCGCAATGTCTGCCAGACCGCCACCTTGCATCGCAATCGGAGACTGGCCGGTTGGGCTAAACTCAACCATTCCACCCTCTGCCATTTTGCGTGGGCCAAAATACCCAAACTCTGGGCTCACACCGGGATTGTATCCGACCGGCGGCGCATATTGGGATCGCGTCTTCGGGTCGTACCGCGCGGTGTATTGTTTAAGCGGTTCTTCTTCGAACCCCTTGGGTTGATCCATCATAGCAGCGCCGAGGGCTGTCCCAAGACCGGCACCGCTCAGAACACCTTTGTTCAAACCTTGCTTGAATAGTTCACGCATTGGCACCTGACCGGCAGCTGATCCAATCTGACCGAGACCGCCTGACATGATACCTGAAGTGAGGGCTGGTTGTGACACTGCTGTCATACCGCTCGGCATGTTTTTTAGGATGTCGCCAATGCCGCCAATACCACCTGCGCCAGCCGCACCGGCCGCACCGGCCGCGCCGGCCGCGTTTTGACCCAATAGACCGGGCGCTGCACCAGCGGCCCCACCAGTGAGAGACCCTGCGATACCGCCGGTCAATCCGGATATGAGTCCGGTTTTGATACCTTCCCCGATATCACCAGTCTGGATAGCGCTACCCAAACCCGAACCCAGCGCACCGGCGATGAGTGGGCTCATTGCCCCAAGGGCACCCGCGCCGGCCGCGCCGGAGCCGAGAAGTCCGAGAATTAGAGGCAATACCATGGTTATATCCTTTGTCGAATTTCCCGCATTATAACACGGGTGTGTTGTGTTGTAACCCCGTAGGTTATAGTTGCAGCTGTGCCACGTTTACTAGAACCGACGGTGCGTCTGGTGCAAAGCTGAGACCTGTGATTGCGTCAAGACTCATGGCTATGTCAGTGCTCGCCCACCGCAATTCAACATAATCCGAAGCTTCGAGAGATAGGTGATACGACACGGCGACAGGGCGCGTGTCCCCGTTTGCACTGATTGTGTACGCACGTGTCGTATCGGCGACATCTGTCCCGTTCTTGGCAATCCAGAAATAGACTGTCTTCGATGATGAGTTCGTTGTCACGATCTGGTATGAGACGTCGACCTGATAAAAACCCGACTCCGCGAACACAATACGTGACGCTGGGGTACCGATTGATACCCCGTTTGCGGACAGTGTGTTCTGCAGGATCACATCGGTGGCAGTGTTTGTTGTGCCGATCGGTTGATCTGTCATGGAGTCAAACGATCCATATGCCAACCCGATCGGTATTGTTGGTCGAACCATTATTTCGCCGTCCGTGGCGCTTACAACAAGAACTGCCGCCACAACGATAACAGCGTCGGGTGCAGTTGGTCGCACTTTGGTGAATGCCCCACTGTTGTCGGGGGAGGCGTATAGAATGTCACCGGACACCCAAGTTTCACCAACCGGAGTTCCGCTAGTATCGAGTTCTCGCACCTTGCCGTAGATTGTCACCGGGCCGGTGTCACCATCCAACATTTCGAATGTTGTCACACCAACAAAATACAACTCGGGGACCGACCCATCTGCCAGATATGGGGCAACCTTAATCTCACCATCGACACCTGAGAAACCAACAACGGTGCCGTTTGGTATTGTCGAACCCGTGACGTTTGTCGCACGCATGTAAGTCTCGAAGCCGATCTGCTGTGTGACACCGTTCAGGTGTGTCAGATCGAGCGTGTCCGCCGTGCTGTTATATGACAGCTGTCCGGTATCCACGTTTCCAGTTGAGGTCGTCAAGGTTAGAGACGTTGCCCGCTCCGGACCCGGTACGCGCGATTGTTGCGCAAACAGTGAGAAGGCTCGCGTCACTTCTGCAAAATACGACTGCGAATAAGCGGCAGGGGCGACCGGGAAGAATGGTATGTTTTGGCTTCTTGCCATTGTTTACCGCCTTCCATCCGTGCGGATATCAAGACGTGGTACACCCAGTCTCCATGCAGTCTCTGTCTGACTCGATTCAACACGTAGCGCCATTGCGCGGCCTCGGATACGCACAAACGTCTGAGTCGTGAACTGCTCGATCGGAACAGTTGTTGACCGCACTGTGCTCGTGGCGTCATCCCCGAATAGCTCGCCGCCCGGGAAATTCTTGGCTTTCAGAGTGAATGTTGCAAGCGGTGTACCAGTGGACTTTCTGAACGTGATGTCGGGCAGCAGGCGGCTGGCGAACATGAACTGATCACCCTCGGCGATGTCGACAGCACTGGATTCGATAAAGGCGCTGAGCGCCACAGGTGGGTTCACACTACCGTCATTCAATCCAAACTCGTGATAGAATATGCAGCCCGATGGGCAGGTTGCCAGCGGATACTGCTGTGAGCCTCTATCAACCCACGCCGTGCGAGCCATGGTGCCATAATACCATATGTTCTGGGCGTAATTGTAGACGACGTATCTGTCATTCTCAGAGCTCGCAGCAGAGGGGTAGAACCACCAAATCTCTGAGAATGCTCCGTTGTGGCCGGCGGCCACCTTCTCAATCTGGGAGAAGTTTATGTCAGAAAAAACGTAGTCTTTCACGCGGCAGTCCATCTGCTGAACTTGCCCGGCGTAAGCATAGAACTCACCCTTGCCCATCCAGAAAACATTGTCCCCTGCCGCGACCGCGGCGTTTGGGCCCGCCACGGAAATGTTGGTGGACACCTCACTTAGACCGAATGTGAACGGCGCGCCGACGAATTGGATCGTATGCGCCGAGATGTCGGTTAGTACCAAAATTTGCTGCTTGGTCTGCACCGCAGTGACGATACCGTTGCCAGTACCAATGCGCAATTCCCCGGCAGTTGTTGTCTCGCGAGAGCGCCAATCCAATATGTTCTCTTGGTCAGAGAAGCGGATCAGAAGGGGATCCTGCACCCCTGTGTCAAACTCTGGGTCACAACCAAATGCGATGGTGTGACGATCCTGTTCTGACACGAGGACGCGCCGGGCTATCGTTGGTGCGGCAAGGGATCCAGAGAGATCTGCGATATTTACAGCGCGCTCAGAGGTTCCGAGGGTTGCGTCCCAATAATATACAGCGCTGTCGCGTGCACAGAAGATCAGATCTTCACCGAAGTTATCCTGCGACCAGATGCGGAGCTGCCCTGTGGAGACGGACGTTGTTGAGCTTGAGTTCCATGTTCCGCGCGACCACGGACCCGTGCCCCACCCCGTGCCAAATTGCACTGTGTCGAGGCCCGGGTTAATCTGGTAAGCTGCCACTGTCAGCGCGCCACCATCCCCCGTGTCGGAAGATGTTGCCACTACGGAGACTTCAATCTCATAGCTGTTTGTGTCGATGATGCGAGTGATTGAATGTTCACCATTTAGCACCGAGGCGATGATGTTTCCACCAAGGCTCGCAGCGGCAGAGAAGGTGACGAACGCGCCCAATGTGGCACCGTGTAGGGTATTGCTCACAGTGATTGTGCTGGACCCAGTGGTTGCTGAGAATGTTGCAGAGCCGGCCGATGTCGTTAAGCGTATCGGTGTGATGTCCAGAGGTTGACCACCCTCAACGATGTAGTATTTGAGGTTCGTCCCAAGACTCAGCAGCTGTTGTCCAGACAAACTCACCCAAGGGTGGATCGATCTAGCAGTGCCGGCAAAGGTTTGATTGTTGAACTGCGACCAACCGCCGATGGTTTCCGGGAAAGAATCTCGGAATCGGATCTTGTCACCATCGATCCAGCCACCTTCGTTCGCGAAAGGCGTTATTTCGCGGTTGATACCGGGTTTGAATCTCAGTGGGGTCAAAGTCATGTGCTGCTCCAGCTCAATCGGTCACGGTGCAACAGGCCAATCAGCGTAACTCAGCCCAAAACGTACCGTTCCAGTTTGTAAGCCTGTAATAATGATTATGTGGAACAACCGCCATTGCGCTCATACCTGTGTTCGGGTGAAGGTTTCCAACAGTTATCCAATTTACGTTGTCTGTGGAAACGTCTAGATCACCGAATGACCCCGCTCCAGTGTTGCCGACTGCTACCGTGATTGGCTTTCCTGTGGTGTTTTGATACGAGGTGGCCGCAGACCTTGAGCCTGTCAAATCCTGCCAAGTTTGCCCAACACCGATTTGCTGCTCACTTGCATTGAACGCCTGCGCCAACCGCTGCCCAGATACCTGCCCGAAAACCGTTGAAGTATCGTCCTCGACCTCAATCTGCGTTAGCTCATTGTCGGTCGCCTTTCCGTCAATCTGCACCTGAATCGAACCTGTTACGCCGTCAATGTAATTGATTTCTGTCGTTGTGGCTGTCACCCCATCCAGCAGGTTCAATTCGGCAGTTGAAGCAGTGATGCCGTCAAGCGTTGCGAGTTCGTCAGATGTCACTGGGCTGACAGATACTTTCCCGCTGCCGTCAGAGATCAGAGCTCGGGATGCCGTGAGGTCATCTGATACAATCGTTGTGGCAGCGCCTGTTATCGTGCCCTGCTTGGCATCGATCTGACCTTGGATCAGAGACGTGACACCGTAAACGTAATTCAATTCATCAGTGGGGACAGTTAGACCGTCTAGGATGTTCAGCTCTGAAGTTGAAGCCGTTACCCCATCAAGAATGTTGATCTCATCAGCGGTTGCAGTAATTCCCGCAGCGGTCAATGTTGGAATAAATGTGGCGGTCAGGTCGGCAACCGCAGACCCAGTGCCGGCACCATTCGCGTACACGATGGCTCCAGCGCCCGCAGGGATCGTTGCGTTCCCACCAGACCCTTGGGTAATAATCACATCCTGATCGGTGGTGTTACGAACCAGATAAATCTTTTCGGCATCGTTCGGCAAAATTGTCACAGTGTTGGCACCTGATGGCGATCCACCAAAAACAATAAGACCGTACTGACCGTCCGACGTGGTTCCGTTCGTTGTCGTGAGGGTGTGGGTGGTCCCGCTCAACGATATGAATCCAACACCGTTGGTAAGCCTGTCGACAATCTGCATATTCAGATTGACAACGTCGCCCCATACGCCATCTTTTTCGCCGTCTGCGGGGAGCTCGATTCCACCATTGGATGTGAATGTACTTGGCATTGATTGTCCTTACGCTGCGACGGGAGTCCACATGGTCCCGGGACTCGGGGTAATATCACTCCAGTTTGTTGTATCAGACGGCGACACGTCCGTCCATATGTTGCCGGGATTAGGCTTGGTCGGACCCCACATGATGGCCTGAGCCGTGCGGCCTGTGGCCGAGACACCGAATATCGCTACGCCAGTATCTGCAACTGCGCCAGATTGTCCCACGGCACCCGCTGCCGCTACGCCGGTAACAAGCACTCGTTGGCTAAGGTCTACGGTCGCGCTACCTACGGCACCGACTGCGCTTACGCCCTCAGAAATCAGATTGGCAGTGCCGACAATCGTGGTGGAACCCACTCCACCTGCCGCAGTCACTCCCGTAACAAGCACTCCGGCGATCGCCTCCACTTGGCCCACTGTACCGGAACCTACGATTCCCGCGGTCGATGTCGTAGTATCTACTACTACGCCAAGTGCACCAACGACACCGTTGGTTGCTACCCCAACCAAGACCGTAATGCTGTCTGGTGTGATGGCTATCACCTGCCCCACGGAAGCCGCGCCGTCCACCCCTGTAAGGGGCACGATAACATCTGGAATAAGCACCTCGGCCTGACCAGAGGCGGCAATCGCGGCTACTCCGACGGCACTTACTACGGCATCTGGCGTGTCCACGCCAACCAACCCGAGGCTGGCGGTGGCCAACAGGCCTGTCGGGAACACAAGGATGTTTGGTGAAAAGGCTGATACTTGGCCCACCGCGGTGGTGGCGTCAGTTCCTCCAAGGATTACCGTGACGTCCGGGGACGCCACAACCCCATCATCACTTAGTGGAGCGGAGGCGAGAGGGGAAAATCCCAGCATGTCTTACTCCGGTTTAGCTGGCCAATCTACCGAGAACGGGAAGCCTTCTTGTGCGGTTACATCACGAAGCGATTGGCGATACGATGACCACTCAGGCGTCATGGTGTTGTCGCTTAGGGCTACCCAGTCGGTCTGAGACAAAAGGTTGTCGCGTTGGTTACGGATATTACGACCTGCGTCCTCTGCTGACAGATTGCTCACTGCCCAACCTTGGGTCCATGCGCCATTGCTTTGTGTAAGTGCAGCAGGGGTTAGCGTCTGCGTCATGTAGTCAACCGTTGGCTGGTCTTGCACGGTGTAGGGGTAAACATCCCAGTCTGCCAGAAGCGCATCGCTGGGGGACTTCGGAAAAGACGTATTCGGATTGTCACGACGTAGTTGCCCGATTGAATATGTCTCAGGCTGGCCGTTTGTGATCTTCAAGTGTGGCATTTATATTTTCCCTTACGGTTCCCAAGATGCAATGGCTTTATTCCCGCCATCGCTTATTCCTGAGAAGTTAAATGTCGTAGGCGCTGCCGTTTCTGTCGGAAGTGCAATCCAAGTGTAACCAAATCTTGTCGAACCCCCAGAAACAATGGGTCCGTATGTTGTTACGGCTCCAGCGGCGTCCATTGTTACATCATCCATAGCACTGTCTGCTCTGAGGCTCACCGCCCCAATAGTAATTCCACCTGCATAAACAGAGATGTCTGTGGCCGTAGTCGAACTGTTATCGTCTACTGTTGCGCTTGGTGTCGGCGTGTCCGTGTAAATAGCGTACCAGTGAAAACCGAAAGCATTTCCGCCCGCGTTAGATGCAACAATGTCACCAGATGTACCAGAAACTGAAACCGCCCAAACATGTCCAAAATTACCAAAACTCCCCACACCAGCGACCCTAGTAGCGGATACGCCACTAACAGTCACGGATTGCGGGTCATCACCAAAAGAACCCGCTATGGCTACAACAATCAACCTGTTCGCTGTGTCTTGGCCTAAATCCGCAGAAGTTACTGTTATGGCATTACCAGATGAGGCATTGTCTCCACAATAACCAAGGTATGTAGATGCAGCCACGCCACCAAGCGATCCACCAGCACCAATAACCTTAGACCACAGCATCAGCTACCATCCCCTACAAGAGCGCCGTAGAGCGTTGTGGATACCTTCCACAGTGCAATTACTGTAGGGACATCAGTGGCCAGCGTAGGAGCCGCACCAGCGTTGTTTACCCATGTTGGTGTAGGCCATGTGATCTCGTATGCCGTGCCATCGTCAATGATAAGCGTAATGGCCTCACCAGCGGAAAGGCTGTCTGTGGGTGTAGATGCACCAGTTAGTGTCCATGTTTGAATAGAGCCGTTGGATGGATCAAGAGCAGGCGTTGTACCTGTCAAAGCGAATACGTCCTCAACCACAGTTCCAGTGATGATCGGGTCAACCAGCGTTTTGTTGGTCAGCGTGTCCACACCGTCAAATGTAACCTCTCCCTGTTCACCCTGAATACCTTGAATACCCTGAATGCCTTGAATGCCCTGTGGACCTTGAATACCACCGTAACCCAAAGACGTCCAAGCGGTCGTACCGTCCCCAACCTTAAACTGGTCGGTGTCAGTCTCTAGGCCAAACTCGCCGGATGCAAGAGTGGGGTTGGAACTTGTCCAGTTGGCAGCCGTATCGCGGCGAAGTTGAATTTGGTCAGCCATTATGCCGATCCTCCGTCAAGAGATTGGGATGCAAGGTAGATCGTAGCGGCAGAACCACCGTCAATGGTTGTTGAGAAGTCATTTGCTGTAGCAGAAACAAACACCACAGCACTGCCACTTAGGTTCAAAGCAGAGCCAGCATTGGAGCTCTCGCTGACAGTCCGCGTCAGGGTTCCAGCAGAGTAAGTCCCAGTTCCAATTTCCCAGTCAGTGCCGTCTTCGATGACATAACGAACTACATCAGTATCGACGACACCGGCATCAGCAAAGGTCTGATAGCCACTCTCAGCAGCACCAAGAGTAATCGTGCCAGTGCCTGTGGTGGCAGTGGCGACTTTGGCTCTGTTTACGAGAGTGACCATGTCTTAGGCAATCCGCAGAATTGCTGTTGAAGCGTCAGCCGCCGGGAACTGAATCGTGAACGTGCCTTCGGTCGAAGACTTGTCCGCCCCAAAGTCCAGCACCGCCACCACAGGGTTTGTGTAGGTGTGCGCCGGCGTCGTGTTGTAGATCAATGCACCGCGTGCCGTGATGGTGGCCGTGGTGAACGACAGGTCCGCAAAATCAGCAAATGCGGTGGTGCCCGAGGTTGTCGGGTTGACCGCGGTCAGAGTCCCGCCGCCTGCCGCGTACGACCCGGAGTTGCCCACCTCATTGGTGGCGGTGTAGGCCGTGGTGGTGGCCGTGAACGACGCGCTGTTGGTGTACAGGGCCAGCTTGAATGTGTCGCCTCCGGAAGCGCGGAAGTCGTGAACACCCTCAAGCACTTGCTGCTTGAACGATGTCACCATGAAGTTGCCGGTGAATGCCATGCTATAGGCTCCTTATGTGTTGGGCCAAGTCGGCCATACCGACTTTTTCGAGGTGTGATACGACCGTTTTCCGATCTTCTGCTGCCGCCACCTTAACATACTGTATGATAACATCCAACATTTGTTCCCGGAACGCCCGCGCCTGCACGGCTAACTCGGGTGGCGCAGAATCGGCTACCCATATCAAGCGATTTACGCACAGTTCGGCGATTTGAGCCGGGCTATGGCCGCCGTTATTCGCCGTCATTACGGTTACGGGGGAAACCCCGGCTGATCCAGCAAACATTACGCTATCCCGTCACGGTAGTCGTCGCGCGTGGATCGAGCCCCGATAATGTTCAGTTGTGCAAGTGCCTCCTCATAACGAGAAGTGTATGTTGCCATTAGATCAGCATCGCCCTTCAAGAAGGTGTAAGCCTCCACGATCGCCCCATAAAGAAGGGCACCGCTGGCATTCTCACCGATCCATGATGTCCCTGATGTCACGATAGACTCAGGGTCACGATAGTAATGGATTTCGACTTGATATGTCGCGTCCGTGCTCGGCCCGATAATCAAGTTCCCCTCAGTCCCTGTCGCGTCCCCATCGAAGATGGCGTAGTATTTTGGACTACCCGATGACGTAGGGGTTGGATACGCTTCCCGTATAAAGTTTACATCCTTGTCAACAAGGTATGTGTATTTACCTGTGGCATCGATGACTGCCAATGAGAACACAGACAAAAAATCCGATGGGCGTGCGACATACTGCGTGCCCGGACCAACGGTACTCGTACTATTGGCGCGGAACTCCGGAAGCATCACAGAGCGATATATTCTCTGCTCAGCTTGCCGCACGAACGTGGGGATACTGGCAACGAAAGTCGTTTCCGAGTTTTCGCAGTAGTTCTGGATCAGATCTACAAGTTCCGCATAAGTCATCGATTAGCCCGCCCGCGAGTATTTGCCGCCTTTTGTGGCAGCGCCGCAACCGCGAGCCATGCCACCTTTGGCCTTTTTCATAACGCCACCGGACTTCTTTTTCTTCATGAATGTGGCAACATCTTCAACTTGACGTTTTGACGCGCGCCGGCCACCTTCGACAGCACGAGCCTCCAAGTTGCGGGCCTCGAGATCGGCCGGGCGCTTCTTGGGGCGAGCTGAAGATTTTGTCGCTGCACCGGGGCGCGCTTTTGGACGAGCGGATTTCTTGATCATGGGTTTTCCTCTATTGTTACGGTGACAACGCCAACTGCGGCCACCATGGATGTCACAGGATCCCCGACGGGGTTCCAGCCAAACAACCCTCGACTTTCGTCAAGGGAAGTATCGGGTCGGGGGTCTTTCAGAGACTGTGGGTCCACAACGCGAACGCGTCCCAGAAAGTTCTGAGGATGATCGGGGTCAACCACGTCACGCCCAATGCGCATACCTGTTCGCTTGCCGTCACGCACTTCCCAAACGAGATCGCTGAGCGGGTACCGAAACCCAGTCCGGTCACAAAAACCAAACGCGTTCTTTCCAGCTGAATAGCTCATCTGTACCCCCGCGACGGTGACAAGTGCAAAGATGCACGGTCTTCGTCTTCATCGGCGGCCAGTTTGAACTGCGCGTTATACTCGTCACGTAGTGCCTGTGCTCGAACCGCGGCTTCTGGCTTTTTCATAGCAATGTGAAAAGCGAGCCCCGATACCAAAGCTGGAATGAAACGTGGAGGTATGGCCGCGTCGCCTGCAATCCCCGAGCTCAACCCGTCGATCCCCTTCAGGCGGTAATATGCCACCGTGTAAGCGGTGTCCGGCACTGGCCATAGCGTAAATTTGACATTGCTCACCCCACGGTCGACGTATATCTGTGTCGGCCTTCCGCGTGTGTTTTTGTTGGTCTGCTGGGCGTAGGTCGACACACTGATCCGCTGCAGTGCGGTATCGGTCTGGTTTGTACCCGTACCCGTGCGCAGCTGATGCTCAATGATGTCTATGGTGTCGGCAGGTAGTGTGTAAACGGCCGTTCCCGGCGTAAGCTCCTGAGTGCCCGATTCAATCGTGAACAGATTCAATCCGCGATTCTGCCACTCCAAAGTCAGCATGTTCAAGCTACGTCTGACAGTTTTCAGGTCGTAACCCGAGCGCATCTCGAGACCGGCACGCTCGAAAGCCTCCTCAAATATCTCTGACAGATCTGGTACGACAACAGCCATGTTTTATTTCCTGTACTTCGCCGTCTTTTTGGCGATCTTTTTCGGTTGCGCGACGTGTTGTTTTCCAGCTTTCATACCGGCCCGCTTTGCACGTGTGGTTGCACTATACTCTTTTTCGGTAAGAGACTCACGCGCTTTCTTTGGGAGGTAGCGCTCACCCGTTGCCTTGGACCCCTGCGTTGACGGCTTGCCGGATTTCGTGCCCCACTTTTCAGCTGTCCACTTCTTTAGGCTTTTCTGGGGCTTCTTCATTTGTAGGATCCACCCTTAGCCTTGTACTGCTTGGCCAGCATTTGTGCCTTGCGCGCACTCCATTGCCCCGGTTTGCCACCCTTGCCACCAGCCTTAATGGAGTTGAATAACGACTTGCGCATAGTCGGCTTGGTGTAGTTTCCAGCCTCATTCACGCGAGACTTGGTGGGTTTCTTGGCCATGAATCACTTCCGTTTTGTCGGTTTCCGTTTCTTGGCGACGCCTCGAATTGAACCCTTGTTCTCGGCGGCGTAAAAAACACGCTCACCTTTGTCTTTGCCGTACTGCTTCTTCATTGCAGCTTTGACCTTCTTACCCTTCGGTGTGAGTGGCATCAGCGCATGCTTCCCTTGGTCTTGCCCTGCCGGCATATCCCATCGCCGCGAACACGACCACCTGACTTCATTTTGGAAGCTGTGCGGGTCATTGCCATAGGTATCCTTGCGGCTATGTTGGATTTGGGGTTATCGGTATCAACTGCAGTCTCATCTTTCAGACTTTTGTTGTGCATAGCACCAAGTAGACCCATACCAAGAATACCCTCAGCTTTGCCAGATTTAAGACTCTTTGACAGAGCATACGCAGGGCTGATGGCGGCGAGAAGTTTACCACCACCGCTCTTCTTTTTCGTCTTTTTCATCGTTCCGCCTTTCAGCTGGGTGCGCATCTGCGCTCTGGAAATAGCCATTATTGCCTCACCACTTTGCTTTATCTGCCCAGTATGCCGCAGACATTTTGCCTTTGGCGATGTTCTTACCGTGTCGTGCCTTAAAACTCGCGCGTTTCTTCTTCATCTTCTCAGATTCACCCGACTTTGGTTTTCCCGCAGTGCTGGCACCCTGCTCACCAAAGCGGATGGTTTTTACCTTGTCGCCTTCTTTGGCGACAACAACGTGAGATTTTTTTGGGTGATTGGGTGTGCGCTTTGGTTTGTTGAAACCGCTCACTCCGGCACGTTCAAGCCTTGGGTCTTTTACCATAGGATGTCTCCACAGCCGGAATCAATTGACGCGATCAACACCGCGCCGGTCCGCTGCGATAGCGGGCCGCCATCCGTGTATAAAGCCGCCGCATGCTCTGTGCGTAAGGCAGCCGATCCATCACAGATCGCGCTTGTACTTACCGCGCTCATGCAGCCAGCGCTGAACGTCAGCGTCAGAAGGGCCAGCGGCAGCATCCATGCGCTTGCGCGTTTCGATGTATTCGTTGTGGTCCTGCAATTCATTTGCATCATCCGCATCCTTTCGACCCTTGGTGTAAAGCAGCGCCGCCACAAGCGCGAAGAGGGCAGCTGCGATAC